GTCCTTTGGTTGAAAAAAAAGAGAAAATACCAATGTAGTAAAAGGTATACAGAAAGAAATAGGGGAAAAATTCATTGAGGTCCCCCTACGGTGAGGTGGGTGGGTGGGGGGAGGGTACATCGAAAGTGCTACAACGCAGGATTGCACTGCCCAAGCACCCTCCTGCCATGCCTCTCTATAGGTACGCCACCCCCCTGTACTGTTCCCATACGTTCGTTTGAGTTCAGTACAGCATACGGTAGCAGGCTCTACAAGGCTTTGATGCGCCTTGTGGCTATCCTGATATTGACTGGATGGTTTCATGGCCTTCTAGGTGGCTTAGATTGCGTTTAAATGGCATCCATCTTGGTCTGTGTTGCCATCATGTGCATGATCCCATCAACCAGCGCCTGTTCGGTAGGCTCGATGCCCTCAGCATGGTAGGCAGGCAACAACAGTTCGAGCTTGGCCTCGATCTCAGCTTTTGAATACTGCTTTAATTGTTTGTTGTTCATAACATTAATATTAATAGATATAGTGTTAAATACGGTGTTCTCTACAACCTGGAGGTTGTCTACGTTAACAACCTGGAGGTTGTCTATGTGGCTCTCTCCATGTACAACCTGGGGGTTGTCTACGTGTGAGTTATTAACAGACTTATCCACAGTCTTTGTGGCTTTCTTTTTCATCTCTGCTTTCATCTTCTTGACTGTGATGGTTTCATTGTCTTGTGGCATTTGGTACTCCTTTTGTGCCTGCTTGGTTGTGGTGGTTAGTGACTGTCTAATCATGTCCTGGATACGTTTGAGGCCTTCTTGGTCTACTTCTTTTTGTAACCTTTTTTCTTCAGCCTCTATCTGACCTGGTGGCCTGGCGTCTTCCTTATTGCTGACCATTGCTATGGCCTCTGCAGCTGTAATCTCTGCATCAAAGATGATCCTGATGGTGTCTGTTGACTTGCCATGGAAACCCTTCTTGACTACTTCTATGTAGCCCAGTGCCTTGAGCTGGGTGACTTGCTTGCTGACTGCCTGCTGGCTTATCTTGAGATCTTTGGCTATGCGTACCTGGCTAACCCAAGTGATACCAGCTCGGTTGCTGAATGCTGCAATGGCTGAGAGTGTTCTTAATGTGCCGTGGTTAAGCCTCTCATCAAAGATGGCTTTGAATGGCATTACCACGATCTTTCTCTGATCGGGTAGGGCGTCTTGTTGTTTGATCCTGGGTTTAGCAGGCAACTCGAATGGCAGCACGTTATCTGGCATTGCGCTCATTTCTGTGGATCTCTCTCATGTACTGGCGTACCTTGGCCTCTGCGTTTGCGCCATATAGAGCGTCTAGCTGACTTAGATGCTTGTCTATCAACGCCTTGTCCCGCAAGACTTCCCAAGTCGTTAACAACTCTCTGCCACACGCCATCAGCAGGCATTCCAGGCTGGGTGAGGGCGCATTGCTGGCCTTCCTGTAGATGTACTTGTGTCTCATGCATAACTAGCCTTTTTAAACTTCCTGGGCGCTCTAGTCCTGCTCTTGCTGGCCTTCACAATGTTTTCTATCCTGGCTAACTTCAGCTGCTCCATGTGAGTGGCGTCCAGGATCTGGGTAATCTGTTCTGTGGTCTTAAACGTGTGCAAGTTGCCACATTCATACCGCCTGACAGTGATATTGTTTTCACGCTTGCGGGTTTCTTTGACCAGAGTCCAGGCGTTGCATATTGGACACTTCATTGGCCAGCTCCCTGATTGATCTTCTTGGCCAGCTCTAGCGTGATCTTGCGTGTCTCGTCCAGCAGCTGCCTATAGTCCTCAACCTTGTGCATCTCTGTGTACAGCGCCAGCTTTAGTTCCTCGATAGTGGCCAGCCACTGCCTAACTTCATGGTTAACGGTTTCGCTGCCGACAACAACACCGTCCTCATCTCTGTACAAAGCTATAAAGTCTTTGGTCTTATTCATCTTGGTAGCTCCAAAATACAAGTAGTGCTATGCCAACAATGGCCACGACAAGGCCAGCCAAGAATGCGAGTATTGAAATCAAAATAATGTTACTCATTGCTTGCCCTCCAGCTGGCGCACACGGTCTGCAAGCTGGCGCACCAAGTCAGTCAGCAACGCTACTTCCAGCATTAGCTTTGTCTCTTTGCTGGGGTTACGCAAGATCTCTTGCTTGACCTTGCTGTTGCGCTCAACCTGGTTAAATGCCTCATGCTCTTCTGGTGTCTCGGTTTGTATGCGTGATGGGTACGTGATACCAATTGGTTTTCTCATGTGTCTTGCTCCATCGCCCAATGCAATATGGCCAGGGCATCGGCCTCGTTGTCATCTGTTACTGGGTGACCTTTGGCCTGCATGGCAGCCACCATGGCATCTTTGTTTGCATTGCCTTTGCCAGTAGCGTGTAGCTTTATGGTCCCAACTGGCACACCGCTGTAAGGGATCTGGTGGTGTTCGCACCAGGCAGTCAGTGTGGCCATCAAACCACCGTAAACATGAGCTGCATCAACTCCCTGGTGACGCCTTACTTCTTCAAAGTAAACCGCCTGGATATCACCAACGCTGGCGCTTACCTCACCGAGCCATTGCTTGAACCTGAGAAAGCGCATCCCGCCACCTTCAAAGCGCTTGGGCTTGAGATCTACCCACCCATGCACAACCTTGCCCTGCGTGAGCGCTGCCCAGCCAGTGCGTGTGCCAAGATCAATTGCTAGTACGGTGGTAATCAAAATACACCCTTTCTACGCATCTTTTCTACCCAGGCCTCGACTGCCTCGCACGGTGGATCGTATGCCTCGATATCGTCTGTCCACTCTAGCGCCTCGGTGATCACTTCCGCTGGAATCTCTTCACCGTCTATGTCATCACCATCTTTGGCCATGTCTAACAGCTTGGTTGCCTCTTTGGGTGTCATGCTTGCGCTCCTATTAAGTTATTCAAACGCACACTCAGATCCGCATACTGCCTGGTCAACGTCTCTTGCAAGACCATATCAATCATCTGAGATCTGCTACGTGCTTGCGCCTTGCAGGCACGGTCTAGCATGATCAATGTCTCTGGCCGTATACGTACAAAGATTGGTTGCTTTGGTGTCTTATTCATAGATCTATTGATGGTGATTGCACAATGCAAGCGATCATATACGCTAGATCTACTAGGCTAAACTGGCATTAGGGTAAACACCTAGAAAATAGTTGATTTATTTGGGTTTAGAATACATCCAAGCGATATCACAGTGATATCGTGAACCACCGAGAAACAGGAGTTCAAATGAAATACGTAGCCTACTACCGTGTATCCACCGCCAAGCAGGGTCACTCTGGCCTTGGCCTTGAGTCACAGCGCCAGCTGGTTAGCCAATATCAAGCAGACATTATCGGTGAGTTCACCGAGATTGAGTCTGGCAAGATTGACAACCGCCCACAGCTGGAGCTTGCACTTGATCTATGCAGACGCAAAGGCGCTGCCATCCTGATCGCCAAGATTGACCGCCTCTCACGTGATGCAGCATTCCTCTTGACCTTACGCAAAGCAGGCGTGGACATCATCGCAGCTGATATGCCCAATGCTGGCACTCTGGAGTTCGGTGTACGTGCAGTAGTTGCACAGCATGAGCGTGAAGAGATTAGCAAGCGTACTAAACAGGCCTTGCAAGCAGCCAAAGCACGTGGTGTAGTACTGGGTTGCCCAACACCAGAGATCGGCTCTGCAGCAGGCAATGCTGCCATCCAGGCACGTGCTAACAGTTATGCAGACCGCATCGCCCCAACCCTACGTGACGTGATTGCTATCTCAGGCGCCAACACCTTGCGTAACCTGGCTGCAGAGTTGTCTACTCGTGGCGTTCAAACCCCACGTGGCAACACCGAGTGGGCAGCCAGCCAGGTCAACGCCTTAATCAAGCGCCTAAACATCAATCTCAAGGAGTCTATCCATGCGTAATATCACACCGTACAACACTGGCAAAGTAGCCATAGGCTCACGGTATGAGCCTGCCAAACGACACACTATGTCGCTCGATGAATTACGCATTCAGGATTCATTGATAAATCCCCCAGTTAAATTGCTTGTAATGCCTTACGATAAAGCTATCTATGTGCTTGGTGTCGTGGCCTTGCTTGTTGTCTGGCTCACTCAGTAAGGGGCAAGCATGACCATTGGCCAAACCATACGTGACGCCCAGCTTAATCTATTTGAGCAGCGTGATGCAACCTTCCTGGCACGTGCGAGAGCGCTGGCCGTACAGATCTGCCAGGCACAAGGCAGCGTCAGCATCAATGACATTAGACAAAATCTTGCTCTGCCTGCAGAGATGCACCCATCAGTACTGGGTGCTGTCTTCAAAGGCAAGCAGTTTAAGGCCGTAGGTTTTACCGAGGCCACCCACCCGCAAGCTCACGCTCGCATCATCCGCATCTATCAACTTAAGGAGTCCTTCAATGGTCAACAAAGTCACGCCTGACACCATGCTGTCAGCATCCCGCTTATGTTCAGTAATGGGTATGTCTAAGTACAACACGCCCAATGACGAATTGGAAATGTCAATCAATGCCATCCAGGGCAAAGAGCGCCCAGACATCGGCAATGAATCCATGGACTGGGGCAACCAGCTGGAGCCTTTGATCTTGCGTGAGGCAGCCAAGCGCCTACTCTTGACAGACGTTGTCATTGATCACGATAAACCGTTCTTTCACATCATGCTGCCACTGTGCTGCAGTCTCGATGGCAGCGCCCAAGGCCGTGGCCAGGTCATCGTCAGCGATCCAGACAATGGCATCTATGTTGTTGGCCAGGACTCGATCACCCTCGATGGAGTTGGCGTGTTAGAGGCCAAGCTCACCGCCATGGAGCCAGAAGATACGCCACCTCTGTGGCGTGGTCCCATCCAGCTGCAGGCTCAGATGGACATCATGCAGGCCAAGTGGGGTGTGCTGGCCACACTCTACAAAGGCACTCAATTGCGTCTGTTTATCTTTGCTCCGCACCAGGCCACGCTGGACAGCATCGCCAGGGTAACCACAGACTTCCAGTCCCGCCTGGATAACTTCAAAGAGACTGGCTCGATTGACTACTACCCACCGCAGGCAGGCGAGAAGTGGCCAGACGCACGTGGCGCCTATCCAGTAGTAGAAGACACCGTCTTGCTAGATGCCGAGGCCACCGAGCTGGCGCAACGCATCATGGATAACAAGCTGCAGTTAAAAATTCTAGAGCAATCAATTGCTGCAGATGAAGATGGCATCAAAGAGTTGATGGGCAAGTCAACCAAGGGCATCGCTGGTGGCTACACCATTAGCTGGCCAACTCGCAGTTACAAAGCGCAGCCAGAGAAGATCGTGCCAGCCAAAGAGGCCTACACAATACGCCAGTCAACACTGACTATCAAAGAGGCCAAGTCGTGATCAACCCACATGAGATGGATCAACTCACAGTTGCACACAACCGTGCTATCCAGGCTGTGATGGATGCCACTAACGCCAACACTGACCAGGCAGATGAGCTTGTCACCAGCATCAGCGCCTTAGTTTTTGAAACCCTTAAACATTACATGAAAGACAACAATGCAACTCACAACTAACCGCCAGGGCTTTGCGCCAGCCACCGTGACCGAGGCCATACAGTTCAGCGAGATGCTGGCCAACAGCAACATGGTCCCCAAACAATACATGGGCAAGCCACAAGACATCATGGTCTGCATTCAGTGGGGCATGGAGATGGGTCTAGCCCCGATGCAGGCGCTGCAGAATATTGCTGTGATCAATGGCAAGCCATCGGTCTACGGTGACGCCATGATGGCTTTGGTGCAGGCCAGCCCAGTGTGTGAGGGCGTAGAGGAAAGCATTGAAGATGAGGGTACGCCAAACCCAGTGGCCGTGTGTGTGGCCAGGCGCAAGGGCAGGGCGCCAGTCACCGTGCGTTTCTCAGTTGAAGATGCTAAACGTGCAGGCCTTTGGGGCAAGCAGGGTCCATGGCAGGCTTACCCAAAGCGTATGTTGCAGATGAGAGCCAGGGGTTTTGCTCTGCGTGATGCATACCCAGACGTACTCAAAGGTTTGATCAGTACTGAAGAGGCGCAAGACTATCCAGAGGAGACTAAGCGCCCACCCAAAGACATCACGCCACGCAACCCGCTTGATGCATTGCAGGCGCCAGCACCAGCACCAGCTGTAGAGTTCACTGCGCCAGATGTAGAGACTGGTGAAGTAGAGATCGTTGATCACCCACCGTTTGAAGAGCTGGCCACCGAGCCACCAGCGCCAGCGCCAGCTGGTGAGTTTGCGATCATCTTGCCTGGCAAAGATTCACCGCATAGCACTCATGCCACGCTAGAAGAATGGCAAGATGCATATGAGCAGTTCTGCGAGAAGATAGCATCCAGCCAGAAGATCAAACCACGTGAGCGCATGACAAAGCTGCGTGAGTTACGTGAGGCCAACGCTGACACCATCAACAAGGTAGACATGGCCAAACGTGTGCGCCACATTGCTGGCCATCAACAGCGCATTGCTGCGCTTGGTGCTGCCACTTAGGCCAGTACCATCAAGGCCTGCTGAACGTGCTTTATACGGTCATCCAGGCCTATCGTTCCACCGTTGATGATCTTGGTTACCTTGGTGTAATCAAGGGCATCCGCTGGTGGATTGAGTTTGTGGGTATCCCAGAACCAACCACCAGATAGAGCAGCGTACTTTGGGCTGCTAACAAGATCAGGATTAGCAACAAAATCAACA